AAACAAGGGAGCGACATGAAAAACACGTTGCTGATGTAAAAAGCAAAGCAAAAAACAAACAGCCTGACGAAAGAGATGTAGGCAAACTAATTACTCATATTAATGGCAAACCAATTAAAAGAAAAATAACAACCGTTACATCAGCTAATAAAGCTGAACATGACGAAAAGTTTATGAATGCTAGAGCAGGAAAAAAAGAAGAGCCTAAATTTGATCGTGATGAGTTAAAAAAGAAATATAAAGAAAACGAGTCTAACAATTACCATACAGAAAATGCGTTAATGTTAGCGCAAAATTATGGAACTAAAAGAGAACAAAACGCTATAGCTAAAGCTTTAGAATATAGAAACAAAGCTGGCGGTTACAAAAGCGATGATCCTATGGCTAACTTGCACTATAAAACTACTCATGAAATTCATTCTAAATACTGGCCTCATCTACACGACGAAGAGGAATAATATTGTATTAAAAGTAATTTAATGATATAAAGCAACAATCTACCAATGGAATCATTGGGTAAAAATCTTGGAGTCATCCATGTCAGAAAAAGAAGCAGGAAGTGTAGTAACTTCTGCCAACGCAGAAGAGTTTTATGCAAACAGATTGGGTTTAGCTGAAGAAGCACCTGTTGAGGCTGTAGAAGAAAAAACCGCAGAGCCAGCAGAGGAAGCAAACGATCAGAGTGAACAGCCAACTGAAGAAACAGAAACAAAAGCAACAGAAGAGAAGAAACAAAACCCCAAGCTTGAAAAGCGATTTTCAGAGCTAACAAAGCAACGTGAAGAAGCTCGCAAAGAAGCGGCTAAAGAACGTGATGCTCGTGAAGCTTTAGAGAAACGAATTTCAGAGCTAGAAGGAAGAGCTGAACCGAAACCTGTAGAGGAAAACGTTAAGCCTTCGCCAAGTCAGTTTAATGATGCGTTTGAATACGCTGAAGCATTAGCTGAATGGTCGGCAGAAAATGCCCTTTTGAATAGAGATAAAGCTGAAGCTGAACGCAAAGAACAAGAACAACGCCAAAGCGTTATTAAATCTTGGAATGAGCGATTAGAAACTGTTAAGGCGGATTTGCCTGACTATGATGAAATGATTGCCTCTGCATCCGACATAACTGTCAACGATGCTATAAGAGATGCAATGTTAGAGTCCGAACAAGGGCCTAGAATTTTATATCATTTAGCAGAAAATCCTGAGCTAGCAGAAAAGTTAAATACTCTATCAACAGTTAGCGCCCTTCGAGAAATTGGGAAGTTAGAAGCAAAGTTTGAGGCTAGTGAAACACCTAAAGATGCCAAGACTGAAGCTGAAACAAAACCTTCTATTGCACGCAGTAAAGCACCTGCACCAATTAGTCCTATAAAGACGAGTTCAGCAGTTGCCGATGTTGGCGTAGGCTCAGATGGTGAATTCCATGGCACTTACCAACAATGGCGTGAATCTCGTAAAGCAGGAAAGATTAGGTAGCAGGATATTAAACTCTTAAAATAAGGAAATATCATGGCTAATAATTTACTAACCATTAGCAAGATCACCAACGAAGCGTTGATGGTTTTGGAAAATGAATTAACATTCACATCAGAAGTTGACCGTAACTATGACGACCAATTTGCAGTAGTAGGCGCAAAAATTGGTAACACAGTAAACGTTAGACGTCCTGGTCGTTTCATCGGAACAACAGGCCCAGCATTAAACGTTGAAGATTTCAACGAAACATCAGTTCCTGTTACTTTATCAACACAATTCCACGTTGACACACAGTTTACAACTCAAGACTTAGCATTATCTTTAGATATGTTTAGCGACAGAGTTCTTAAACCAGCTGTGGCAGCTATTGCGAATAAGATTGACAGAGATGGTCTTACAACTGCTAAAAACAACACAGCTAATATCGTTGGCACAGCAGGCACAACTCCAACAAGCTTAATCACATACTTAACAGGTCAAGCGTTCCTTGATTCTGAAGGCGCTCCAAGAGATGGCCGCAGATCATGTATCGTTGAGCCATTTACATCTGCAACTATTGTTGACAGCTTAAAAGGTCTTTTCAATCCACAAACAGCTATCTCTGCTCAATACACTAAAGGTTTAATGGGTCGTGATTCAGGCGGCATGAATTGGAAATTAGATCAAAACGTTGTTTCACAAACTTTTGGTTCTTATGCAACTTCTGTTTTATCATGTAACGTTACAACAGCAACAGGCTTCCTAACAAGTGGTTGGGCTTCAAGCTCTAACATCACTATTGGTGCAGCTACTGCTAATGCTTCATTAAACCAAGGCGATGTAATTACTATTGCTGGCGTATTTGGTGCTAACCCACAAAATCGTCAATCTTATGGTAAATTGCGTAACTTTGTTGTTAATTCACCTGTAACTATTACTTCAGGCGGCACAGCTACAGTAAACGTTTCACCAGCTGTTATTACAGCAGGTCAATTCCAAAACGTAGTTGTAACTTCTTCAGGTTCACAAACAGTTACACCATTTAACAACACAGGTATCACATCACCACAAAACATCATTATGCACAAAAATGCGTTCACACTAGCAGTAGCTGATCTTGAGCTACCTGACGGTGTTCACTTTGCTGGTCGTGCATCTGATAAGGAAATTGGTCTTTCAATGCGTGTTGTTCGTCAATACACAATTAACAATGACTCAATTCCTACTCGTTTAGATGTTTTATACGGTTGGGCGCCACTCTACCCTGAGTTAGCTTGCCGAGTAGCAGCTTAAGTAATGTAACGGTGAGAGGGTGTAAAAGCCCTCTCTATTAATCAAACAGAAAAGGAAAATTTATTATGGCAAATCCAGGCCCAGCAGTAACCTCCAGCGCGCATCCGCAGTTAGTCGGAACGAACCAAGCACTACGTTTGTTAGCTGTGTATCAAGGTGTTAATGCTAATACTACAACTGATGCAGTATTACCAATCATCAACTCAACAGCTTACTCTGTTAAGTTTGTTATTTTTACAAACGCTTCAATTAGCTTAACTACAGCTGCCGCAGGTTTATTTACTGCTCCAGCAGCAGGTGGAACAGCTATTGTTTCTAATGCAGCACTTTCAGCTTTAACTAGCTCTACTGTTGTTTCTGAAAGAACTGTAGCTACTACAGCTGTGCAAACAGCTCAAACTTTATACGTTGACATGGGAACTGTGCAAGGCGCAGCTGCAACATTTGATGTATATGTTTATGGTTTTGATTTAACTCAACAAAGCTAGTAGATGTAATATAAGAGATTAAGCCATTAAATTTCTAATGGCTTTTTTTCTATTAAAGTTTATAATTTAACTAATTCAAGGAAACAATCATGGCTAATACCACAGTTTTAAGACCAGCAGGAAAAACCGCTGTCATCGCTGTTACAGCTACATCTTCAACCTCAATCACTATTGACGATACAACTAACGATCAAGTTACTTTTGCTACATTTTTAAATGCTGGCACTAAAGCTTGTGCTGTAACCGTTTCTAGTTTAGCTACTGCTCCAGCTTCAGTATTTCCTGTAGCAGGAACACCAGGTGATTTTGTATTACCAGCAAGTATGACACTTCCAATAACATTAGCAGTTCCAACAGTTCCGTTTCAAATTACAGCAATTTGTGGTGGATCAGATACAACCACACTATATGTAACGCCTGTTGTCGATCAATCTTAAGGAAATATAATGACTAGTCCTGCTCAATCCACAATTCAAAATTTATTGCCTGTTCAGGCATATTTTGACTTACAAGATAACTTTGTAACATTTATTGGGCAGAACAAGCCATTTTCAGCAACAATCGACCCTGACCAATCAGGATTAAACATTACAAGCAGCACGATTAATAGCACGACTATTGGTGCATTAGTTCCATCGACAGGTAACTTTACTAATATATCTACAGTTACAGGCACAATTTCAACAACACCTTCTGCCGCTACTGATATTGCTAATAAACAATATGTAGATTACGCATTATTAGGCATTTCATGGAAAGCGCCAGCAAAAGCAGCCACTACTGCAAACATTACGCTTTCAGGCGCACAAACTATTGACACCGTTGCCGTTGTTGCAGGCGATACAGTTTTAGTTAAAAACCAAACATTGCCAGCACAAAATGGTATTTATACCGTTCAAACAGGTGCATGGACTTATGCCACAGGTTCTACAACATGGGCGCAATACGTTGGTGCAGTTATTTATATAGTAGCGGGTGGTCAAGCGACTGCTGCGTTCTATACAACAGCTCAACCAGGTGGCACATTAGGTGTTACCGCAATGGATTGGTATAACCTTTCATTCTCATCAAGCTATACAGCAGGCACAGGCCTTACTTTAATAGGCACACAATTTAGTATTACAAACACAGGCGTTACGGCAGCAACTTATGGATCAGCTTCCAATGTTCCTGTCATTGCATTTAACGCACAAGGTCAAGCAACATCAGTTACTAACACAGCTATATCTATTGCTAACACACAAGTCACAGGATTAGGCACATTAAGCACCCAAAACGCTAGTTCAGTAGCAATTACAGGTGGAACTATTAATGGCACAACAATTGGGGCTACAACAGCCTCTACAGGCGCTTTTACAACGCTTGGTGGCACAACTATTACAGCTTCAACACAATTTAGTGGCGCTGGCACAGGTTTAACAGGCACAGCTACTTCATTATCTATTGGTGGCAATGCTGCAACTGCAACTTCAGCTACTTCAGCTACAACAGCTACTAATTTGGCTGGTGGTTTAGCAGGTTCACTACCATATCAAAGCGGTGCAGGCGCTACAACATTCTTATCAGCTGGCACTAATGGACAAGTATTAACTTTAGCTGGTGGCGTTCCTTCATGGGCTACACTTTCAGCAGGAACAGTTACATCTGTATCAGGCACAGGAACAGTATCAGGTATCAGCTTATCAGGAACAGTTACAAGCTCAGGCTCATTAACTTTAGGTGGATCATTAGATTTATCTAGCCCTCCTGTTATCGGTAACACATTAGCTGCCGCAATTACAGGCACAACTATTACTGCAACAACTAGCTTTGTTGGGTCAAATTTTAATGCAGCAGGATCAGGCGGTGGATCATTAAAGACTAATACAGGAAATGCTTGCTTACAATGGGGTGGTGGTGGTGGCACAAACGTTACAATAGATGGCGCAATTAATATGAACGGTGTAAATTCGGCCATTAGTATAGCCCCAACTGGAACTGGAACTGCAACAATTAATCCAGCAACCGCATCAACAATGAATAACGTAGCTATTGGTGGAACAACGCCTTTAGCTGGAACGTTTACTGATCTTAGAGTAAATAATACAATTTCATTAGCTGGGTCAACAGGCACAGCAGGTTATGTATTAACATCTAATGGGGCTTCTGCACCTACATGGCAAGCAAATGCTAGTGGATTAGCAATTACAGACGACACAACTACTAATGCAACTCGTTATTTAACATTTACAAGCGCTTCAACTGGTTCAATTACTGGAGCAGATGTATCTTCTACTAAATTAGCTTTTAATCCAAGCACAGGCATATTAACTGCAACAGGACTAGCTGGTGCTTTAAATGGCTCTGTGGGTGCTACAACGCCAAGCACAGGTGCATTTACAACATTATCTGCAAATAGCACAACCACAATTAGCGGTGCTTCAACATTTAGTGCTACAGCTACATTTAATGGATCAACAAGCACATTAGCAGCCGTCTTTGCAAACGCAGCAGAAACAACAACTATATCTGCTACAGCTGCAACAGGAACTATTAACTACGATGTAACCACTCAGTCAGTTATTTACTACACATCTAATGCTTCAGCTAATTGGACTGTAAATTTTAGAGCATCAAGTGGCACATCATTAAATACAGCTATGGCAACAGGTCAATCAGTTACCGTAGTGTTTTTAGTAACTCAAGGTGCTACAGCTTACTATAACAACGCAATCACAATTGACGGCACATCTGTCACACCTAAATATCAAGGTGGCACAGCATGGACAAGTGGGAATGCTTCAGGAATTGACGCTTACTCATATACTATTGTTAAAACAGGTTCAGCAGCTTTCACAGTATTTGCAGCACAAACACAATTCAAATAGGAATTAGTTAATGTCATTATTGTCAAGACTAGCCGTTCAAGCAGCAAGAGCTTATGGTGCTTTATCGGCTAAAGCTGGTTTATCTGCATCTTATCTTGTTGTGGCAGGTGGAGCAGGTGGCGGCTCAGGTAGGGGAGGTGGTGGTGGCGCTGGTGGCTTATTAGCTTCTACTGCACAATTATCTACTCTTACTACATATACAGTTACTGTTGGCGCTGGTGGCACAGCTGGCGCACCTTCACCATCTGCTACAAGTGGCGGAAATGGTAATAATTCATCTATTTCTGGAACAGGGTTATCTACTATCACTTCTATTGGTGGTGGTGGAGGTGGCTCAAATAATGCTGCTCCATATACAGGAGTTAGTGGCGGTTCAGGTGGTGGAGGATGTGTATTTACTAGTGGTGGAGCTGGAACAGCTGGACAAGGTAATGCAGGTGGAACAGGTAATTATATAGGTGCTTTTGGAGCGGGCGGTGGTGGTGGTGCAAGCGCTGTTGGTGGTGACGCTGTTCCAGGAGGAACTACAGCAGGTGCTGGTGGTGCAGGCACAGCTTCATCTATTTCAGGCTCTTCAGTTACATACGCTGGCGGTGGCGGCGGTGGTAACGATAATAATTGCACAGCAGGAGCAGGTGGCTCAGGTGGCGGCGGTGCTGGAAGTGCATCAAGTAATGGAACTGCTGGAACTACCAATTTAGGAGGTGGTGGTGGCGGTGGAGGAAGAAACGCTGCATCAGGAGCTGAATTTGCAGGCGGAGCTGGCGGTTCAGGCATAGTCATCATATCTTACGCATCTGCTACACCTTTATTCGTAGGTGGCACAATTACTACTTCAGGTGGTAATCAAATACATACATTCACAGCTTCAGGCTCATTAGTCCCTGCTACAGCAGTTACAGCTAGTTATTTAGTAGTGGCTGGTGGTGGTGCTGGAGGAGGTGCAGGTGCATATGTTGGAGGTGGCGGTGGTGCTGGTGGTTTGCTAACTTCAACAACAACATTATATTATCCTGCTACATATACAGTAACTGTTGGTGGAGGTGGCGCTGGTTCAACAACTGCATTAGGTGCATCAGGTTCAAATTCAGTATTAAGCGGAACAGGCATTACAACCATAACATCAATTGGCGGTGGCGGTGGTGGCGCTACAGGTGGAACAAGTGGTGCTAACGGTGGTTCGGGTGGTGGTTCAGGATATAGTGGTGGCTCACCAGGCACAGGAACAGCTGGTCAAGGCAATAACGGCGGAGCAGGTAGTGGTGCGTTTTATGGAACAGGTGGCGGTGGCGGTGGCGCATCTGCTGTTGGTGGTGATGGCAATTCTACTAATGGTGGAGATGGTGGAGCAGGTTCCGCATCAAGCATTTCAGGATCATCTGTAACATACGCTGGAGGTGGCGGTGGTGCAGCAGGAGCTGGAGGCACGAAAGGCAATGGTGGTTCTAGCGTTGGCGGAAACGGTGCAGACACAATTGCTGCAACAGCAGGTGTTACAAATAAAGGTGGTGGTGGTGGTGCTGCAAATGCAACAAGCACTACAAGCGGTTCAGGCGGTAGCGGAACAGTTATCATCTCATACGCTGGCTCACAAATATTTACAGGCGGAACTGTTACATCATCAGGTGGAAACACAATACATACATTTACTGCAAGTGGAACATTAGCTGGAATAATCACAGCTTCATCATCATCTATTACAGGTGGTAATGAAATAAAAACAGTTGGAGCATATAAATACCATGTATTTACATCTTCAGGAACATTAGCAGTTGCTTCAGGAGATGGTTATGTTCAAGTTATATCTGCAGGCGGTGGCGGTGGAGGTAATTCTGACGCTGCTGGTGGTGGCGGTGGTGGTGAATTAGATATATTAAGTTATGTTTATTTATCCCCAGCCAATTATACAATTACAATTGGTGCTGGTGGCGCTTCTAATACTTCAGGGAATACATCTAGTTTTGCATCATCTGTTACATCACTTGGTGGTGGTAAAGGCGGTGTTGGTGGTGGTTCACCTGTTGCAGGTTCTGCTGGAGGTTCAGGCGGTGGTGGTGGATATGGTCAAGCAGGTGGAGCAGCTTCAGGAGCTAATACTTTTGCAGGGGGAACTGGCGCTAGTAGCACTAATGTATTTGGTGGCGGAGGCGGTGGTGGTGCTACTGCAATAGGTGGTAATGGTTCTGTAGTAGCTGCTACTTCAGCAACAGGTGGCAATGGTGGTGCTGGTTATACTTTAACTACTATTGACTCTAATTTAACTTCAGGAAACTTTACATCATTATCAGGAATGACTGTAATATGTTCAGGTGGTGGCGGTTCTGCTAACAAAAATACAGGTGGTGGAACACGAACAGGAGGCACAGGAGGCACAGGTGCTGGTAATGGTGGAACAGGTAATGGTGCATCAGAAGTTACCAATGCAACAAGTTCAACATCATTTGGTTCAGGTGGAGGTGCTTCTGGAAGTAACGGAGGTTCACCAACTGCTGGATATGCTGGCGTTGTTATAGTTAGATATTTAGCATAATTTTAATTAAGGAAATATTATGGCTCATTTTGCCCGTTTAGAAAATAATGTAGTAACACAAGTCATAGTGGTATCTAATAAAGATACTGCTAATGAACAAGGTATTGAAGATGAAAATGTTGGTATTGCTTTCTGCTCTAACCTTTTAGGTGGAACATGGAAGCAAACATCTTACAATGGTAACATCCGTAAGAACTATGCTGGTATTGGATATACTTATGACGAAGGTCTTGATGCTTTTATTGCACCTAAACCATATAACTCATGGTTATTAGATGAAACAACAGCACAATGGAAAGCACCTGTGGATTATCCAACTGAAGAAGGTCGTTATACATGGAATGAAGCAACATTAACTTGGGATGTAGTCAATGAACAACTATAAATGGAAACTTTTAGAAGTTACCGCAGAGAATGATTTAGTGACTCACGCTTATTATCATGTAACTGCAACTGATGGTGAAAATTTTGTAGAAACAGAAGGCAACCATTATTTTAAAGGTAAAGACGTTGTTATTCCTTATGCAGAGATCAGAGAACAAACAATTTTAAATTGGATTAATGAGGAAACAACCGTAGGTGAGGTTTCTAGTATAAAATCTCGTTTAGACGAACAATTATTAGAGCTAAAAAAAGCTAAAAAAGTTGGTTTTCCTTGGCTCTCTAACACATTCACACCTAATATCTAGGATTTATTATGCCAAAGCCAATAGACATTATATCAAGAGCTATGAAAGACATCGGTGCGTTAGCATCAGGTGAAACTCCAACGGCAGACGAAGCCCAAGACGCTTTTGATATGTTAAACGACCTTATTGACCAATGGTCAAATGAGGACATGATTGTCTTTAACACAACTGAGATTATATGGCCTGTTGTTGCAGGACAAGTTCAATACACTATTGGGCCTAGTCATACATCATCTAATTTTATTGGCGCACAGTTTACAGGATCAATTACAGGCAATGTTTTAACAGTTACTAATATATTGTCAGGCGCAGTTTCTCAAGGACAAACGTTAAGTGGCACAGGTATTACTGCTGGCACTAAAATTTTAGAGAACATAACAGGCGCAGGTGGCAATGTAAACTACGCAGGCACATATTTACTTAATGTTACTTATGCAAGCCCTGTTGCATCTACCACTATTCAAGCTTACTATCAAAAACCTCTTGGCATTGATTCCGCTTATGTTCGTATTAATACAACTTCTAACGGCCAACCAATTATAAATGGCGGTTTAGATTATCCAATAGCTATTTTAGCTTTAGATGATTACAACATGATTGGACTAAAGACTTTAAATGGCCCATGGCCTAAAGCTTTATATTTCAATCCTAATTCTGATAATGGTAACGTCTTTGTATGGCCTAATCCTGCACAAGGTGAAATCCATATGTTTGCTCAAACATTGTTTAGAAACTACGCATCTATAAATGACGATATAAACCTGCCACAAGGCTACACAATGGCGCTACGTTGGTGTTTAGCTGAGAGATTGATGCCTATGTATGGAAAAGCCTCACAAACGCAAATAGCGATGATTGTGGCGTTTGCTGCACAAGGTAAGGCTACATTAAAACGCACTAACATGAAACCTATGCAATCTGCAAGATTTAACGATGCTTTACTATCTAGCCGTCAAAAAGACGCTGGTTGGATACTAACAGGCGGATTCTTTAGATAATGGCTGATTTTGGCTTTGTAGGCCCAAGTTATGAAGCACCTTCCATTTATCAAGATGGCCAAGAGTGTATTAACTTTCGCCCTGAAATTGATCCATTAAAAGGCGAAGGTCAAAGAGGTGTTGTAGCTTTATACCCAACGCCTGGACTTACAGCATCCATTGTATTTCAAAACAAACAAGAAGTTCGTGGTATGCGAACTGTATCAGGCGGCGATTACATGGTGGCAGTTGTTGGCCCTTCTGTATATATTTTAACTAATGAATTTACACCTACATTAATAGGTCAATTAAACACTTCAACAGGTCGAGTAGGCATCAGCGATAATGGATTAAACGTTTATATTGTTGACGGTTCTTATCGTTATACATGGCGCATTTCTACTCCTTCAAGCGCTTTATTTACAGGCTCTATTTCAGGCACAACTTTAACAGTCACCGCAGTTACATCAGGCACAATAGGCATAGATCAAGCTTTATTTGGTTTAGGCGTTACTAATGCAACTGTCATTACAGCTTTAGGCACAGGCACAGGCGGTGTTGGAACATATACCGTTAATCAAAGCCAAACAGTAGCTTCAGGATTAATGAATACTGCTGCTGTAGCGTCAGTATTAACCGCTTCAATGTCAGGCACTACAATGACAGTAACGGCTAGTTCAGGCACATTGTTTCCAGGCCAAACTATTCAAGGTTCAACTGTTTCAGCCAACACCATAATTACTGCTTTAGGTAATTCATCAGTATTAAGCCAAACAATTGCCGCAGGTGGCACAGGATATGCAGTTAATGATACTGTAACTGTATTGGGTGGTGTTTTTGGAACAACACCTGCAACATTTACGGTTTCAACTGTAGCAAGCGGTGTAGTAACAGGATTAACTTTAACTAACGCTGGTTCTTATACTTCACAACCTGCTAACGATGTATCTACTTCATCAAGTGGTGCAGGCACAGGATTAAAACTTACATTAACGTTTGGAACAGGATCAGGTTCAACAGGAACATATCCTATAAGCGCATCTCAAACTGTAACTTCTAGAACAATGTATGCGTTAAATTTTACTGTTTTACCCACTACTGACGGTGCGTTTGAAGGTGGCAATACGGTTGACATTGTAGATAACTATTTTGTTTATAATAGACCTAGCTCACAACAATGGGCTGCTACTAATCCTTTAAGCCCAATTACACCAGCTTTAAGCTTTTCATCTAAAGACGGATCGCCTGACGATTTAGTATCTATAATTGTAGATCATAGAGAAGTTTATTGTCTTGGTGAAAACTCATCTGAAGTATGGGTTGACGTTGGAACGTTTCCTTTTCCTTTTCAAAGAATTCCAGGCACATCAACGCAACATGGTATTGCAGCTAAATTCTCTATGTCTAGATTAGGCAATTCGTTTGCTTATGTATCTAGAAACAATCGTGGTGAAGCACAAATTATGATGATGAATGGATACGTTCCCACTCGCATCTCAACTCATGCTGTAGAACAAACATTATTAAATAAAAATATAGATAACGCTATTGCTTGGACTTATCAACAAGAAGGCCATGAATGTTATGTGGTTACATTTCCTAATTTAGACTTAACTTGGGTATATGACGTATCAACAGGTATGTGGCATAAATGGTTATGGATAGACAATACTAATACTTATCATAGACATCGTGGTAATTGCTCTGCTTTATTTCAAGGTAAAGTTTATGTAGGCGATTATGAAAACGGTATTATTTATTTGCTTGATCCTAGTAATTTTACTGACAATGGTCAAGAAATTCGTAGATTACGCAGAGCGCCTCATTTAGTAACAGACTTACAACGTCAGTATTTAGATGAATTACAAATTCAATTTCAACCAGGCGTAGGCAATCAAGTTGACCCAGGTCAAACACCTCAAGCTATGCTTCGTTGGTCTAATGACGGTGGTTCTACATGGTCAAACGAACATTGGACTTCTATTGGCGCAGTCGGTCTATATAAAAATCGTGCTATTTGGCGTAGATTAGGTTGGTCTAGAGATAGAGTTTTTGAAGTTGTAGTTACAGACCCTATAAATGCAGTTATAATATCGTCTAATCTTAAAGCTTCGGTAGGGGAAAACTAATGTCCACAGGAAATGGTATTTATGGATCAAGTCAAACTAATCCATACCCACAAACAGAATTTTTAGATGCTTCATCAAAAAGACCAACTCGTGCTTGGCAACAATTCTTTATTAACTTGCTTAATTTCAGTAGTTCACAATCAGCAACTACAGGAACAGCAACGTTACCTGCTAAACCAGCAGGATTTATCAATATGACAGTAAATGGCCAGCCTGTAAAAGTGCCATATTACAATGTCTAATAAAGCTATAAACGCTATATATTTGTCTATAAAAGATAAGTTAAATATTACTGAAGAGCAGTATGCAGAAATAATGAAAGATTGGGAGTTTGTTGAATTAACCCAAAACAATGAAGTAGTAGGCGCTGTAATAGTAAAAGGCAATGAGCTTCATGTTGGTTATAGCAAAAAACCTACTTTTTCAATAAGAAAACATATTAAAGAAACGCTTAAAAAATTAATAGATGTAAATGGTTTTGCTGTGACAACTGTAATGAAAAGCAATGAAAAAGGTTTGAAATTTTGTAAACGTCTTGGTTTTGAAGTAGAAAAAGAAGATCAAGATAAATTTTATTTAAAATGCGATAGGTGCAACTATGTTTAATCGAAGATTTGTTGGTATTCTCAAACATCCAGGCTATAACGATCCAGTTTCTGCTGTTATTGGTGCAGGCGCTAGTCTTATTGGAAGTGCAATGTCAGCCGATGCAGCAGAAGATGCATCACGAATGCAATCAGACGCAGCCGATAGACAAATGGCTGAACAAAGACGAATATTTGAAATACAAAACAAACAACAAGCTCCATATAGAGGCGCAGGTTATAGCGCTTTAAATACAATAGGAACAATGCTTCCTGGCGAATTTACTAGATATGATGCAGAAGGCAAGCCAATCGGCACAGGATTAGGGTCGGGTTATCTTACAAGAGAATTTACCAATCAAGATTTAAACGCTAATTTAGCGCCTAATTACGCATTTCAATTAGGTCAAGGCCAAGGCGCAGTAAGAAATCTTGCTAATTCATCAGGTGGTCTTATTGGTGGTAATGCTTTAACAGGATTGCAAGATTATACTCAAAACTTTGCAGGCAATGCTTATCAAAATGCTTTTGCAAACTTTCAAGGTCAACGTGGAAATATTTACAACACATTAGCTGGTATAGCTGGAATAGGTCAAACAGCAACAAATCAAACAGGAGCTAATGCTACCAACTTTGGAACTAATTTAGCTAACTTAGATGTTGGTGGAGCAAATGCTAGAGCAGCAGGAACTGTAGGAGCAGCTAATGCTTATTCAGGCGGTATTCAAAATGCTGGCAATATGTATATGTTAAGTAATCTTTTAGGTCAAAGAGGAACTGTTCCAGGCTACACAGGTGGTTATTCATCAGGTGGTGGTGTTGGGGCATTTTTAGGATAAGGATAAATTATGCCAATTAATCAGTTTGACACTTCAATACCAATGGGTGTAAAGCCTCCTCAACCTATGTCTTTAGGCGATATGCTTAATATTGCTCGTGGCGCACAAGAGTATCAACAACGACAAAAACTTAATCCTGTTGAGTTAGAAACAGCAGAATCAGAAAAAGAAAGAAGTTTATTAGGCCAAAGATTAGCTAGAGAAACATTACAACCAAAAATAGAACAACAAGAAGCACAAACAGGTTTATCTAAAACACAAGAAAAAGCTGGTAGTTTAGATTTTCAAAATAAACAAGCTCAAATTATATTTGATGAAATAAATTCTACTGCAAATGATCCTAGAATTAAAAATGCAACAGACGATGCTAAAGGTGCAAAAGGCGCTTTAGATGCAATTTTTACTGCAAAAGAAAGACTTTTAAAAAGAGGTGTTGATAAATACCAAGCAGAATCTATTGTTGCTCCATATATTCAAATGGCAACAAAAAATCCTAGTGGCATTTACCAAGAATATGTAAATTCACAAAGATCAGGCATAGGCGCTGCAAATCAATCAGTTCTTAATGCTCCTCAAACAATGACTAATGCTCAAGGTCAAATTGTGCAAGTTACACCTGGAACAGGTAATGTATCTGTTGCTGGTCAACCTGCTAATATGCCTGGTAATGCTCCAGTGGTAAACCCTAATCCAACTTCTGCTGAAGCTGCTTTAGCAAATAGAACAGTAGAAACAAATGTTCAAAATTTTGGCGATTACCAAAAAGATTTAACTTCTAGAGTTCAAGCAAGCACAAACAATCTTATAAGAACAACTGAAGCTAGAGATTTAATGAGCAAATTTAAAGCTGGTGCAGGTAGTTCAGTTTATGCAGATGTTGCTCAAAAACTTCAAGCAATTGGTGCGCCACAATCTTTAGTTGATAAAGTTGCAGGTGGTGATTTAGGTGCTACGCAATCATTTAATAAATTTTTAGCTCAAAGCGTTATTTCAGGAGTAAGACAAGCTTCAGGTGGCGATCAAGCTCGTGTTGCAGAAGTTGAAAACTTTATTAAAAACAATCCAACTATTAATACAGACCCTAGAGCTTTAAATAAATTATTTGACTTTACTGATAAACTTGCTAAAAAAGATTTTATGGAGCAAGAGTTTTTACTTAATAAAATAAAAACAAACAAATTAAATCCTCAAACACATTTTGGTGAAGCTCAACAATTTTTAAGAGAACAAAATATAGTTCCTAAAGTTGATGAAAGCAAATCACATGGTAAAATTGTTGCAACGGCTAAAAAAGGCAATGTAACTTATGTTAAATATGAAGATGGATTTGTTGCGCCTCAATAATGAATAATTTATACGCATCTTTAGAAGAACGTTATGGATTGCCTGAAGGCACTTTATCTGCTGTTGAAAATGTAGAAAGTGGCGGAAAAGATACTGCTGTAAGTCCAAAAGGCGCAAAAGGTAGATTTCAATTTATGCCCGATACTGCAAAAGCTTATGGAGTTGATACGTCTGATCCTATAAGTTCTGCTTACGGCGCAGCACAATATTTATCTGATTTAACTAAACAATATGGAAGTGTGCAAGCTGCATTAGCTCATTACAATGGTGGCACAAAAGCAGGTCAAGCTGTTTCTCAAGGTCAAGAACCTCCAGCACTAGAAACTAAAAATTATCTTACTAAAGTCACATCTAAACTTACAACACCTCAAGATTTAGAATGGAGTCCAATTGAAACAGGATCACAAACACAAAATGAAATACCTTCTGATTTAGAATGGTCTGCTGTATCAGAGCCTTCAAAAGAAATGCAAAAAAAAGAACCTAATAAATTTGAAAAAATGTCTTTTGGCCAACAATCTATTGAAGGTTTAAAAAAATCATTTAGAGATTTAAGTTTAGGCGCAAAACAATTAGTGGATATGCCTGTAAAAGAAATTGCAGAAAGATATCCTGAAACTGTTTCTGCTTTAGATAAATTTGGTTCTAAATTTGGATTGCCAACTGCAAAAGAAAGTATTGAGCAAACACCAAAAGAAATATTAAAAGAACGTGAAGAGTTTGCGCCATTAATGAAAACAGGTGGCGGAATTACAGGACATATTGCTGGTGACGTTGGAACATCTTTAGTTGGTGGATTGGCTTTAAAAGGATTGGGTGCATTAAAAGCAGGTCAAGCATTATTAAACCCATCTACTTATAAAGCTGCCGCAGGTCTTGGTGCTTTGCAAGGTGCATTACAACCCACTTTACCTGAAGAAAATAAAACATTTAACACGGCAGCTGGAGCAGCGGCAGGAATGTTAGGTTTAGGAGCTGTAAATGCTATTGGAAGAGTTGCTCAACCTGTAAAAGATACGCTTGGAAAAATTGGTCAAGAATCAGTTGATATTCTTAAAAAAGCTGGTGTTCCTTTAGATGCAGCACAAACAACAGGCTCGGCATTATTAGGTCGAATTAAAGCTGCTTTAAATGACAATCCATTAACAGCAGGGGCAGAAAACTTATTTACTTCAACTCAAAAATTAGCATATAACAAAGCTATTGCAAAAACTATGGGTGAAGATGCTTCTCAAATCACTCCAGGTGTTATTGCTAACGCTAAACAAAGAATTGGAAATATTTATGATTCTATTGCAGAAAAAATTAATATTAATGTTGATAGTAAATTTTTAAATAATCTTGCAACTTTAGACGATGAAGCTAAAAATGTTTTAAATGATTCTCAGTATGGAATTGTTGATAAAAATATTAAAAATATTATGGAAAAAGCTGCAAAAGAGGGAAATCAATTAAGTGGTCAACAATATCAAGCTATAAAAAGAACTCTTGATAAATTATCAAGAAGTGCAGATACCGATGTTGCGTCTTATGCTCGTGATTTAAGAGATGTATTAAACAAAGGTTTAAGTGATTCAGCAGAAACTTCAGGAAATAAAACTTTGGTTGCCCAATTAAAAGAAGCCAATAAACAATGGGGTAATATGCGAAAAATTGAAGATATTGCATTAAAAGATGTTGAAGGAAATATTAGCCCTTCACTACTTTATAATTCACTTGCAACCAAAGGTAAGCGTAATGCTTTCTATGCAGAGGATCAAGAATTAGCTAAATTAGCTGCCGCAGGAAAAATGATTTTACCAAGCAAAGTGCCTAATAGTGGAACTGTTGCAAGAATAGCAGCTCAAGCAGCTCCTGCTCTAGCTACAGGTGCAGCTTATGGTGCATACAAAGGTGACTGGGAAAGTGCCGCTCAAGGCGCAGCTTTAGGTTACGCTTTACCAAAAGCTATGCAAAAAGTTATAAACAATCCTTCTGCTGCATTATATTTAGAAAGAGGATTAAAGCCAGGCGCATTAAGAACAACATTGGAACTGCCTAAAAAACTTCAAGGGCAAAGAATTCCAATTGCAGATTTTAATGCCTATTTACAATCTGTTCCACGAGAAAAGAAAGAATAATATATGTCAGTCAATCTATCGCCTATAGGCAACGGAGTAAGTTTTTTAGGCTTAACAGGCCTACCATTATCAGGTGGCAGGTTATATAGCTACCAAGCTGGCTCATCTACACCGTTAGCTACATACACAACTGTTAGTGGAACAATAGCCAACGCTAATCCAATTATATTGGGAACTGATGGTAGAACACCTAATGAAATTTGGTTGACTTATGGTTATAACTATAAATTTATATTACAAGATTCAGTTGGCGGAACAATTGCTACTTATGATGACATTTACGGCATTTTAGGAACTATTCCTGCTGCTTCATCTACATTACCTACAGGCATGATTCTTTTATGGTCAGGATCAATTGGTTCTATTCCTGCTGGTTATTTATTATGTGACGGCACTAATTCAACACCTGATCTTCGCAATCGTTTTATTATTGGTGCTGGTTCTACTTATTCAGTTAATCAAACAGGTGGTAGCGCAGATGCAATTGTGGTATCTCATACACATACAGCAACTTCTACATCAACAGTTACTGATCCTGGTCACTTCCATACAGTTCCTTATGCACAAGCAGATGCTATTGGTGGTGGTGGCGCTCAACCAGCTTATCGTGGATCATCAACAAGCAATGTATCTACTGCAACAACAGGCATTACAGTTGCAACAGCAACAACAAACGCTACAGCAGGCACAAGTGGAACTGGAGCTAACATTCCTCCGTATTTTGCACTTTGTTACATTATGAAGAGTTAATTATGGTTAAACATTCACTTACAGAAGTTGATAGCCGTTTAAGCGTTCACGAAGAAATATGCGCTTTAAGATATGAAGAAATTGGCGCAAGACTAAAGCGTTTAGAAAGTATCTTAATGGCAAGCGCAGGCGCTATTATTATTTTATTATTAAGCATAGTTTTAAAATAACGTGGATCCGATTACCTTACTTGCAACGTTAGGGCCACTTGCTGTTGATTTAGGCAAATCTTTAATTAATAAATTTATAGCACCTGATGTATTTAAACCAGCAACTATAGAACAGTATGCTCAGATGAAGCAGATTGACCTTGAGTTTTTTAAAGTAATGAATGAAGCTGGTGGTGGCAATCCTTCTTATCCTTGGGTGGAAGCTGCGGTTAGATTAATGCGCCCTATTATTGGCATTATTGTATTAGGCACATGGGCATACACAGTATTCCATGGCACAATGTCAGATGAAGTTAATAACTTTGCATCCGCAGTTGGCTTTTATTTGTTTGGTGAGCGTTCACTATTTTACGTTAAAAAGAAATGAAATTAACTCAGCACTTTACATTAGAGGAGCTTTACGCTTCTGAATATGCTGATCGCAATAACATAGACAATATGCCTAAAGATGCAGCCATATTAAATAATATAAAATGGTTAGCAGATAACTTGCAAAGGATTAGAAATGTTCTTAATTATCCTATTCATGTTAATAGCGCTTATCGTAGCTTACTCGTTAATACAGGTATTGGAAGTAAGCCTACTTCTAGTCACGTTAAAGGATTGGCTGCGGACATTATATGTCCTGGCTTCGGTAGTCCTCGTGCTGTGGTGGATGCTATTATTTCTAGTGATATTGAGTATGACCAAGTTATTTTGGAGTATGATAGATGGTGTCATATCGGCTTTGCACCAAAAAGCGAAAAACAAAGATTACAAAAACTAATTATTGATAAGTCAGGAACTAGAAAATATGGCAACTAAAATGAAACTTGAAGAATTAAAACCTTCTATTAGACATGAGAAAAAAGAATACGTTGTTGAGCGTCAAATTAAAGAGCTAAAGCAAGAATTAAAAGCTCATATTAAAGCGCCAATTTCTAAAGCACACCCTAAAAAATAGTGGATGACTTTGCTTTTGTTTGTGTGTCGTTTGTCACTACTATGTGCCTTCTTTGTATTCTTAGCATTCCTTTACGTTTCATTCTAGAATACATTATTTGCTATTGGTAAATAAAAAAAGGGGCATTTTAAGCCCCTTAATTTAATAGCAATCTGTAACAATAACCATTATTTATTCATTACATACATTGTAACTTCAAAACCAAAACGCATTTCAGTAGCAGCTGGAGTTGTCCACATAATATTTGTCCTTTATCTGTAACAAGCAAAATTACTTGTTACGCAAATTATGGTCTTTTTGCAAGACAAAGCCATCAAGAAAATCATTATTTATCTTTAAGTCGTTCAGATACTAAAGTGGCATAGCCAGCAATATCATCCCAATGATCTTTATAATTAGGGTTGCCATATAAGATTCTGCTTAATTTAACTAAAATCATATGGATTGCTTCTTTTTGATCCGCTTCTAAATCATTCCAAGCATTTTTGCTAATAATATCTTGAACTTTCTCAATAAAGCGTGATTTAGCCATAAAATCACCATGAGTTTTTTCACGTTCTACTAATATAGGGCTATTTCGCATTTTAAAGCCTCTTAGGGTCGAAACCGTAAATTGTGGATATTTGGTCAGCCAACTTATAAAAAGCCTTGCCATGCGCATCCCAATGCTTATAACC